GAGAAACTAGACAATCTAATTGATAGTGATATAGTAGTTAAGAAACTAGGAGAGCTGGTAGCTAAAGGCGACATACGAGCCTTACAACTATACTTCAATTATAGATATGGCAGACCAAAAGAAAAGATTGATATTAATTCTTCAGAAGGATTAAATATAAACTTTAAAGACCTAATCAAATTTAAGTGATTGAATTAAATGAAAAATATTCTACACTAGGAGATGATTCAAGATATTATGTAGTTACAGGAGGTAGAGCTTCTGGTAAATCTTTCTCAGTTAACTTAATGTTAGTCCTGTTAACCTATGAGGCTAATCATACAATCTTATTTACTCGTTATACATTAACCTCCGCTTATGTTTCTATTATACCAGAGTTTATTGAAAAGATAGAGATGTTAAATAAGTTTGATGACTTCCATATAACAAAAGATGAAATAATAAACATTAGGTCTGGAAGCAAGATAGTATTTAAAGGAATCAAGACTTCTAGTGGAGATCAAACAGCTAACCTTAAATCTATTACAGGTGTTACTACTTGGGTATTAGATGAAGCGGAGGAACTAACAGACGAGGAAACCTTTGATAAGATAGACCTCACAATAAGAGAAACTAAAAACCAGAACAGAATAATATTAATCTTAAACCCTACAACTAAAGAGCATTGGTTATATCAAAGATTCTTTGAAGATAAAGGAATACAAGCAGGAAGCAACACACAAAAAGATAATGTTACTTACATACACACTACTTATAAAGACAATATAGAAAACCTTTCTAAATCATTTGTAAAACAAATAGAGAGCATTAAAATACGCAGACCATTAAAATACAAACACGCAATAATGGGAGGTTGGTTAGATAAAGCTGAGGGTGTTATATTTAAAGACTGGACTATTGGAGAGTTCAAAAAAACAGGAGTAAGTGTATGGGGTCAAGATTATGGATTCTCTAATGACCCTAGCACTCTTATAGAGACTAATATAGACACTTCTAACAAACGAATATACTTAAAAGAGTGCTTTTACTTACCTAGCCTTACAACAAGCGAAATAACACGCTTAAACCAACAGCATACTAAAGGAGGTTTAATAATAGCAGATTCAGCAGAACCTAGACTAATAAGCGAGATACGATCAAACGGATGTAATATAAAACCAAGTGTAAAAGGACAAGGGAGCGTAACATACGGAATATCCCTACTACAAGACTACGACTTAATAATAGATGAGAATAGTATCAATCTAATTAAAGAACTAAACAACTACGCATGGCTTGAAAGAAAATCAAATACACCTATTGATAAATTCAACCATTTAATAGATGCAATACGCTATGCTGTTACCTTTCAATTAAAGAATCCAAACAGAGGTAAATACATAATTCAATAGTTTCTAAAACTTTTTATTTTTTCGTTATATATATATGCAAGCAGAAATATTAGTGCCTGACACTTTAAGCGAAATAACATTAGAACAATATCAGAAGTTTTTAAAGATACAAGAGAACAACGAGGATGAAACATTTTTAGCTATTAAAATGATAGAGATATTTTGCGGAATAAGAGGCGATCATATTATGAAAATGAAAGCATCTAGTATTAGAGATATTACTGGAATCCTTACAGATATGTTTAATCAGAAGCCTCCACTTGTAAGAGAGTTTACTATGAAAGGTAAAGAATATGGATTTATTCCAAAATTGGAGGATATGAGCTTTGGAGAGTATGTAGATTTAGATACTTACATGGGAGATATAGAAAACATACATAAAGCAATG